AGATATTTACCAGTGTCCTAGATATACAAAAGAAGATATCGATGGATTTGCTGAAGAAGTTGGTGGATATGATTCTGTAGACTTTAAAAGAGAGTATCTGAATATAATGATAACCGATGAAGACCATGCGGTTATACCAGAAGCTAATGACGAAACCCTTAAAAATATAGTTAAAAATTATCAAAAACCTCCATATTATGACTGTTATGTTTCTATGGATATTGGAGTTAAGGATTTGACAGGTATTTTATACGCCTATTATGATTTTATTACTGGTAAGATTGTAATAGAAGACGAAGCTACCTTTAAGGGAAAATCTTTTACTACGGCTAATTTAGCAGCTTCGGTTAAAAAAACTGAAACTGAATTGTGGGGATTAAAAAAACCTTTTTTGAGAGTTTCTGATAATAACAACTTGATTTTACTTAATGATCTTAGTATAGATTATGGAATAAACTTTATACCTACAGCTAAAGATAATAAACATGCTTGGATAAATCAAATAAGAATACTAATAGCCGAAGAACGTATAATAATTAATCCGAAGTGTAAGCAATTGATTTTTCATTTAAAAAATGCTACATGGAATAAAAATAAAACAGAATACGACCGTTCTTTAGATGGCGGTCACTACGATTTAATTGATTCTCTAGCCTATCTAGTACGTAACATAGCGTATACTCGTAATCCTTATCCTAAAGGATATGGTATGATTAATGGAGACTCTTCTTTTAGATTAAATGGATCTGAGAGAACTAAATTTGAGGATCATCTCATAAGTATGTTTAGTTACAAGAAGAATTAAACAAATAATATTAGAGGTTTCAATGGCTAAGTTAACATATTTTGCAGCTAGAGATGGAAAAGATACGGCATCGGTCCTACTAGAGAAAGCTACGGATTGGAAAGATACTCTTACTACTAACGGCTACTTAGAAAAACTAAGAACATGTTGGTCAACCTATCACGGTGCATACTATACTGACACAAATTCTGGACATACTATCACTTTTGCTGGAGAACAAGGAGAACTTGCTCAGCTACCAGTAAATCACATAAGAAATTTAGCACAACACATGTACGTTATGACTACTTCTAGTCGTCCTTCTATGGAGGCTAGAGCTGCTAACGGAGATTATAAGACAAACGCACAAGTAACTTTAGCAAATGGTCTATTAGATTATTATATGCGTGAAAAACGCTTAGAAAGATACATAAATAAAGCAGTAGAACTAGCAGTAGTATTGGGTGCTGGTTATGTGAAGATTGAATGGGATGCTACTGCTGGAAAAAGCATAGAAGAAGATGAGGAAACTGGAGAAAAAATACACGAAGGAGATTTAAAGTTTACAAACTTGTCACCCTTTGACGTAGTATTTGATGTTAATAGAGAAGATAACAATCACGATTGGTTACTAATAAGAACTTACAAGAATAAGTTCGATTTGGCTGCTAAATATCCAGAATTTGAAGAAAAAATACTAGCATTAGATACTAAAACATCAAAAGATAGATATTCTCTACAAGTATTTAGAAAAGTAGAATCTGATGATGTTGAAGTATGGACAATGTATCATAAAAGAACAGATGCTATGCCAGAAGGTAGAGAGCTTGTGTTTTTAGCAGAAGATATAATTATCCACGACCAAGCATTACCATATAGAAGAATTCCTATTTTTAGAATGAGTCCAAATGAAATATTAGGAACAGCTTTTGGCTACTCTAATCTATTCGATTTACTTCCTCTTCAGGAAGGGATAAACCACTTATACTCTTCCATAATGTCAAACAATATAGCTTTTGCAACACAGAACTTATTTGTAAGATCAGGCTCTAATATAGACATTACTAATCTTGGTGGCGGATTAAATATTATTCAAGGAACAGAAAAACCAGAACCATTAAACCTATTGGGAACCTCTCAAGAAACTTTTAGTTTTCTAAGTATTTTAGAGGGTAAAATGGAACAATTATCTGGTATTAACTCTGTAACAAGAGGAACTCCAGATCCAGCAGCAAATTTAAGATCAGGAAACTCACTAGCTTTGGTTCAATCTATGGCTATTCAGTTTCAATCAGGTCTTCAAAATCAATATGTTCAATTAGTAGAAGATTTAGGAGTAGCAGTATTAGAAATACTTCAAGATTATGCTACTGCACCGAGAGTTGCATCTATTGTAGGTGTTAACAACAAACAATACTTAGTAGAGTTTAAAGGTACAGATATAGATCAGATTAATAGAGTAATTGTAGATGTAGGAAATCCTCTAGCTCGTACAACTGCCGGAAGAGTACAGATGGCAGAGCAGTTAATGCAAATGAAGCCGGAAGAATTCTCAATACAACAGTATGCTCAGGTTATTAATACTGGAAGATTAGATGGAATGATGGAAAGTCCAGTAGATCAGTCAAATTTAATACAAGCTGAAAATGAAAGACTTATGAAAGGAACAGCGGTTCCAGCATTAGTAATTGACGATCATAAAGAGCATATATTAAGACATAGAACTATATTAAATGATATAGATATCAGATTAGATGAAGAAAAAAGTGCTGTAATATTCGCACATTTACAAGAGCATATTGAATTTGCAAGAAGTACAGATCCTGCCGTATTAATTATGACAAATCAACAACAACTTCCTCCAAATCCAGCAACGGCTCCAGCTCCAGAAGCTACAAATCAACCACAACAAAATTCAGAAGGTCAATCTCCTATAGCTCAAGTAGCTGAAGGATCAGAACAAACTCAAGGTCAGATGATGCCGGGAGTTCCTCAACCAGCAACTCCACCAGAACCTTTTGAAAATTTACCAACAACTACAGTACCTAATCAATAGATATGAAAAAAGCAGATACGGCAGGAATTGATAAGTTGATAAATTATGTAGCAAATAATCCTACCGTAACCTCTGAAGAAATGTTAAGAAAAGCTATAGAATTAGGGTATGAACCGGGAGATCTAATAGATAAAGCATTAGGATCTGTAAAATACGAAAAGTCAGGAGCTAATCTTTCCAAAAATCTAGAAGACATATTAAATGAAGTATATAAAAATGATCCAACTCCCGGAGACAGGTATGTTGTCGATCCTATGGAAACTAGATATCCAAAATCAAAAGAATTTGCAAAAAATCTAAGAGGATTACTAGGATATCAAACTAATATAGATACTGGTAAAAGTAGAAAAAATCCCAAAGAAGTTGTAGTAAGAAATATGTGGGATGATTTAGGAAAGTTACAAGGAATTAGTTCTGCTGGACATGAACTTAAACATTCAGTGGATGATTTAATTAGACCCGGATTTTATTCTAAAACCGACGATTCTTTTAAACCCGGACACCATTATGGAGATATTTACGAAACTTCAGAATTAGTTAGAGAAGTAAAAGATTTACCAGAAAATGATAAAGTCACTAAAGAAATTAAAAAACAAAGTAAAAAATTAAATTTAAAATCACCAAGTCCATTTAAAAGATTGATGTCTATATTAGGTCCAGTAGGCGCGTCAATTGCAGCAGGGTATTCTTTAAAATCTGGAGATGCGATGGGTGCTGGTTTAAACTTAGCTTCCGCTGTAGATCCAACAGGAATATCAGATACTGCTTTGGAAATAAAGAATAGATTAGCGATAAAAGATCCTAAAGAAATTGAAAACTTAATGTTAGAAGATAAATATTCTGCTATGCCCGGTGGTCCAAGTCCTTCGGATATAATGTTAGATCAACTAAAAAACTACAAAAACAAAAAATAAAGGAATTTATGAAAACTTCTATAAAACCTAAAGTAATTTCTAAAAAAGCCAGCGCATCAATGTCGGAAAAATATAAAGATCAACCTCTTAGATATTCAGAAGGAGCATCTGAGTTTGATGAAGGAATGGACGATTTTGCTGAAATGCTAGAGAAAGCAGCGCAAGAAAAAGATGATAATAAAACTAAAATTATAGATATGAAACCTAAGTTATTATCAAATCCTACTGATAATATGTCAGGAGAAGAATTTTTAGAAGCTAAGCAAATGAAAAAAAACTATCCTCCAAATTCTCCAGCAATGTTTAATGAAAATCCCTCTAATTTACATTCTCCAAATTCTCCAGTTGGTAAAGAAGTAGCAAAAATGCAGAGAATGGGTAAATTTAAAAGAATATTTGGAGCACTAGGTAAGAGAGCAGCAAAAGCTATTCCAATTATAGGAGCTGGGCTAGGGGCAGCATCTTCTGCAGAAGCTTTGGAAAGAGGAGATAAAGTTGG